AATCTCTCTTTCCCATGGCATCATGTCTTCCAACTCATTCAATGAATATTTGTGGTGTTGCATCATTTGGAAATTAGTATTGTAATAGTTTACTAATCCCTCATGAGAAAGAGCCATTAAAAAAAAGAGTTTATACCTTCTAATACTCTTTTGTTTTCTCTTTCACAAACATTACATTTCCATTCTGCAGTATGAGAAAGTTTAGGTAGGTCGTCAAACCAGTCACCTAACAATTCTAACTGCTTATAAGTTAGAGAATCAATGAATTCATCTAAATCAGATTTACTCATGTCACTCTTATCATAAACTTGTTCATCATCAAAGATAGATGTAATAGAATTCTTAACTACATCTAGTCCAACGTCTGCATCAGCTTGATTCAAACTAGTAGACTTGATGTCTTTAACCAAGGGTGTTCTAACTTCGATACCAACAGTGTCACTTATCATGACCGTATTGGATGTAGGTTGTTCACCATTAGCTTCAATTTCATCTAAGTTGATACCGATTTTCTCAGTACCAGTACAGTCTTCAGTTCTGCATTGTAACGTTAGTTCTATCGTTTCACCTACAGATACAGCACGAACCTTTAAAAATAGATATTCTAAATCTATCATTGCAAGTTCATCTGCATTTACTTTATCAAAAGTAACTGCATTGATTAACTCCTTTACTGCATTCAATGACTGTACAGCATCTTCACTTTCTCTCGCAAGTATCAATACCTTTTGTTCTTTTACAAGAAACGGTCTAAACTTTACCTCAGTACCGTCACTTGGTAGCACACACGTATAGGTGGGTGCTGATTGGATTGGTAATCCCATAATTTACTCCATATTGTAATTAACCGCCACCAAATATATTTCTAAATCTGTTTGCAGCTGAATCGACTTGACTTAACTTCTTAAAGTATCCGTCAGCCTCTTTATTGAAACGTCCCCCAACTTTTAATGCTGTGAGCGCTCCATCTAAAACTTGTCCACCTCTATTTATAGTTTTCAACGGAGTCAATTCTTTCCTTTTAGTTTGTAACTTCTCATACTCTTCTTGATAGCTTCTGTTTGGTTTTCTCTCTTCTACTAGGTATTCGGTTGTCCAGTTTCTATACTGGAATGTTGCACTAATTTCTAAGATTCCTTCTTCGTCTGCACCAAAATTCATTGCATCAAATGATGAAGGGTACACATCATAATACGTATATTTCATTGACTTTGTCTCATCCTTTCTCAATGCATACACTTCCATTGTACCGATATAAGTATCTAAGTATTTCATTACTGGTATCTGTGCTGAACCAACTCTGCTTGTATCATCCGTTCCTTGGTAAATCCAATTATGCCATGCTTCTATTAATGCACGGTCATGGAATGATTGGTCACAGAGAAATGATATATCAACAAACCCACCTTGGTCTACAGTTCCATCGGGGATTTCATATCCCGAATTGTATTGGTCTCTTGTATTAGTTCCTAAAGATGAACCTTCCATATCTACACTTCTACATCTAAGCATATCACCTTCTGTAAATTGCCACCCTAGGGTTGATGGTGATAAAAGAGAAACATCGAATAGGTTTGCTCTTGCACCTGTATCAAAGTTTGCTTTAAATGTGTCTATTGTTATACTCATTAAATTTTCCTTCTACTGTCTGCATATACAGTGTTTGCGTTTACATTAAATTGTGCTGTTGGCATCATCATTAATGTTTCCCATTGTTCTCTTGGTACTTTAACAATTCTTGCACCGATATGAGATGTTAAATATCTTTTGATACACGGCCCGGCATTTCTTAGACCACTTTCTATTTGGGTCAAGTCATAGTCTACAAGCATTCTATCATCATCCTCACCTTCCATAGTAAATTCAAATAACTTACTTAACAAAGGTACTCTCATTGTAGGTGAGATGTAATGGATATTGATTCCTAAAAATCCATTGTTATATAATTCTAATGGTACGACAATTGGATACTTATCCCAATACGGCAATGTGTCTTTCCACTTTGCATCATAATGGAACATGTATACTCCACCTTGTCTCAGTCCAGTATTAGTGACCGTGTCTAATCCTTTCATAATCTTTATTGGTTTGATTTTTAAATCACGGACGTTTTGTCTAAACCATTGCAGACTATCTTCGGTTCCCGATTCTATTTCTTCGGGTAACATTTTTGCTACAGTTGATAATACTTTAGATACCATAGAACTATTTATGCATTTTAGCCTACAATAGTAAAATTAGTTTCAGTAACTTTTCTGTTATTTGGATTTAGTTCTAGGAAGGAACCTAACTCATCTTCAGTGATGTGACCACGAACGGTCACTGGGCCACTTCCGAATAAATCTTTGATACTATCATCACAGGTTCCTATCAGTTTAGGACGTTTGCCGTCATATAATTTTCTAAGGTCTAGATAGTATTCATACATTGTAGGACGGTCTTCAGATATGTGGAATTCAATCATACCCTCAACATCAAAAAACCTTGCATGTCTACCTTCGGGTATGGGGAACTGGTCTATCCATTCTTGATATGTAACTTGTTTATTGTCGGGAAGATAATTTGAGTCATCCCAAATTACGAATTTTGATTCATAAGCTTTACATTGTATCATAGCATTTACACGAACGGAGCCTGGATGTACTCTCCACCTACCATTAGGTTTAATCCAAGCTTGGGGTGTAGAGTAAAACCCCACTGATTTGTATTGGTCGATTAACCACACTAATTTCTGTGATTCGTTTCTTCTACTATCTTCATCTGTTCTATTGATTGCAACATCTTTATGATGTATAGTTTCCAGCAAATTCTTTGCAAACATCTTAGGATGATATGGGTGCCATTGCTTACATTCACCTAGGGTTGCAAACTTAGGGATAGATGTTTTAGACTTCTCTTCAAAAGCACTTTGTAATTTATCTTCAGTTATATGCATTAATCCTCTCTTCTACTAGTTTAATATCTTTGGGTGTGTCTACTGATAGACCAACATCATCTACATGAACCATTAGAACCTTATACCCATGTTCTAGGAACCTTAACATCTCAACACTTTCAGCTTTCTCTAAAGTCTGCATAGGTAATGTTGAGAATTCTTGTAGACGTTCTTTACTGAATGCATACAAACCAAGTTGTTGATTTACCTTTGCATCCTCACCTCGTGGGAAAGGTATACCAAGACGTGAGTAATACATTGCACAATGATGTGAATCAAACACAACCTTTACTACATCGTTGTCCATTACCTTATACGGCTCTTTGATTAACACATATGCATTTGCAACACCAAGTGTGGGGTTAAAGTAATCACATAGTCTATCAATTGCTTCGGGGTCAATCAAGGGTTCATCACCTTGTATGTTGACATAGATATCTGCATCTATTTGTTCAGATGCAATTGCACATCTATCTGTACCAGTTGCACAATCATCATCAACTCTTATACAAGGGATGTTAAATATCTCACAATGATATTCGATTCTGTTATCATCCGTAACCACGTAGACCTTGTCTAGTTTCTTCGACATCGATGCACGGTCATAGGTTCTCTTAATCATAGATTCACCACAGATTAATGCAAGGGGTTTACCCTCAAATCTAGATGAACCCCAACGGGCAGGTATTAAACCGACTCGATTGAACTTGCTCTGTTCCAACAACATTCTATATCTCCATATCCATATTCTGCGTAAATAAAATCAACACCAGCTCTGTCTGCACAATCCATATCGACTTGCATGTCACCCACATAGACTGCGTCTTTTGGGTCTACATTACAATGTGCAAGTGCAATCAATAATTGGTCGGGTGCTGGTTTACCTCTCCAATCATTATCGGGACAAACGACTGCATCAAACTCAACATCTAACTCATCCAAAATAGCATGAGCTCTGCCTGAATGCTTTGAAGTTACAACCGCTAACTTTTTACCTTCAGCCTTTAAACTTTGTAGGTGTGATTCAACACCATCATAAAACTTTATCATATCGGAGTTCGCTGAAGATGCTTTATTATACTCTGCCATCAATTCATCTTGGTCAGTGAGTATACCTATCTCAGTTAAGATGTCTTTAAAGGGTTTCCCGATATGCTTGAAGTAGTCTTCAAATGGTTTTCCAGTTTGTAAGGAGATAAATGACTTCTCCATGTTACTTTTTGAGTCAATCAAGACCCCATCCAAATCAAATACATATAATTTTTTCATTTTTTCTCTTTCCTCGGTAGTAGGTGGTCTTCTGTTAGTATGCGAAAACCTAGTTTCCTATCTTTGCAGAAACTTTCTGCAGCTTTGAACTTTGCTTCGTTGACAACATAGGTTGCAACCTCTTTATAGTAACGTTGTGTCTTACGTTTTGGTTGTTTTGGGGGTTTAGTTTGTTTCTTTGGTTTAACCTCAATGATTTCACGTAGTATTTTGCCTGATGCATTCTTATACTTTATATAGAAGTCGGGAAAGTACCTATGTGGTCTCTTATCTAGTGGTGAAATGTACGGAATTATGATTTCTTCACTACCCCATTCCAAGATATTACTGTTCTCATCACAGTAAACCATGAATCTTCTTTCCCATAAAGACCTATAGTAGATTTTTGTGGGGTCTCCTTTGTATTTTTTGTAGTTCTTTGGTTTGAACTTACCCGAATATGCCATAAATAACAGTAACCATAATTAACAAGAACTATTTATAGGGATTCTGAATGCCGAATATCAACAAAATACTAGATAAAGTATCACAAGCAAAGAGTGCAGTAAAATCTCTTAAAGGAACAGCTGCAAAACTGAGTGGAAAGGGTTATGACCTAAAAAATATCAACGCAGGTAGTCTAGGTGCAGTTGCAGACCAACTTGCACAACAAGCAGAGGCTGCACAAGCAACACTCGACAAAAGACGGTCTTCTCTAGAGAAGAATAAAGCATCGAAACAAGCAAAACAACAAGCTAAGAAGTCGCCCGAGACAACAGTTAGAGAACTACAGTACCCTATCGGAGAAGAGTTGCAGAACTTTCTTATATTCACAACTCTACCTAGAACTGCTAGGAACGCAGATGGTGCTAATAACAAAAATTTGTTACATACAGAAAAGCTTGAGATTGCATTATACGTTCCCGATGAAATAAGTGAAGGGGATGTGAAAGCAAACTACTCAGCACAGTCAGTTGGTGCTGGTATTAGACGAGGACTTGCAATAAAAGATTCATTCAATGGTAAAATGGATGGTTCAACATTACAGGCAACTGGAACTGCATTAGAGGGAGCAGTCCAAGATGGTATGAACAAACTAGGTTCTATGCTCACTGGTGGTGCAAACAACTTCCTTGCTGGAAGAGCAGCCAACCCTATGGAAGAACAGATGTTCGAAGGAGTGGGTTTCAGAGATTTTTCTTTTGATTATGAGTTCTTTCCTAGAAATGGTGACGAAGCAACTGCAGTAAAAGATATCGTATGGGGGTTCAAGACTGCAATGTTACCCGACACATATGGAGAAGCAGAGGGTGATACTGCAATTGAAAATTATTTCAACTATCCCAACATGTTTAAATTACATTGGGAAGGGCCGATTGCAGCTAAATTTGATGACTTCTTACCCATGGTATGTACATCATGTAATGTCTCACATTCAAACAAACTATTTGAAGATGGGTATCCAGTGTCAACAAAAATGTCACTAAGTTTCACAGAAATCAAAATACTCACACAGGAAAACTATCAGACAATATCCAAGTCAGCAAAGAAACAAGACTTAGGTGGTGGGATGACCTCATTGGCTGAAAGAAGACAAGAAACCGTTGCAGCGTCAAATAAAGATAAAACAGCTCAAGGTGGTGGGGGTTAAACTATGGCAAACGAATATTTCAACAATTTTCCAACAACACAATATAAACTAAGTGACGGACGATGGATTACTATCAAGGACTTTTTCAGAAAGTCAAAGATAGACCAAAGTGCTTTACACAAAGTTATTGATTACGAATACTATGAACTGCAAGATGGTGAAAGACCCGATGTAGTTGCAACCAAAATATATGGTAACGGTGATTTACATTGGACTCTATTACTAGTTAATGAAATGGAATCATACTATGACTGGCATAAAGACACTCCAACCTTTGAAGCATTTCTAACTGAAAAATATCCAGGCCAATATCTAACCTTCGCAAATACATCTGATATAATCGATGGGAATGGTAAATTCTTACTGGGTGAAAAGATTACTTCTAACGATGGTAACACTGCACACGTTCTTAAAGTGGAACCTACATATAATAGAATTGGTGTACAGGGTAATAGAGAGTTTACTGGTGGAGATACAATAACAGGTTCAGAAAAAACTGCAACCATTTTAAGTGCAATCAATCAAATTGATGGTATAGCATATTACAAAAATGATGAAGGTTTAAAGTCAAACAGCTTCGTCAATGGTTATACTTCAGTAACACTCTGGCAAGACGAGTTCGATAAAAACGATTCAAAAAGATTAATAAAAATTATCAGACCACAATACATTCGAAGGGTTGTGCAAGAGTTTGATAAAATAATGAGTTCATAATGGCCCAAGGAAATTTTGTTGAAGGTGGATTTTCCATCGAAGCATTCACAATAATAAACCAGCATGGAGAGACAGTTGTCATCGATGCTTTGACTGTGGGTGTAACATTATATGAATCAATCTTCTCAAAGTTTTGTTCGGGGCAAGCATCGGTTATCGATGGTCTAGATATTCTGAAAAACTACAGATTTACAGGACAGGAATTCTTGCGTTTATCCATTAAACAAAAGGAAGGATTTGACGAAGAGGCTCCAAAAGAATTTACTATCGATAAGACATTTAGAATCTATAAAGTATCAAACGTTCAGAGACCTAAAGAAAGTACACAATCATATGTTTTATTCTTCTGTGACCCTAGACAATTCTATGTAAACAAAAAACGATTGAGTAAAACCTTTAGGGGTACAAAGGGTCAAATGCTACAAGATGCATTGTTAGATGAA